CCGTCAAATTCTCCTGATTTGCGTGTTTTTCCTTCTGCGAAATCTCTGAATTTTTCAGAATCAAGCATCTCGTTCAACTTCTCATCGAACTTGTTGATAGCATTCATAGACAAGCCCTTTTGTTTCATTTTCTCAATACTTTCTCCAAGGGTCTTTACCTGGGCAACGAGTTCTTCATTGTCTTTAACCAATTGCTGAAACTTCTCATTGTCATAGGATTTCAGCAATTTATTAATATCGTCAAACTGTTTTGATACCTCATCCGGTGATGCAATTCCTTCAAGGGACTTGTTTACTACTTCACACATCATGCCGACGATGTTTTCCATAAACGCCTTCTGTTCTGCCGGCAAGCCGTCCGTTTTCAGATTAAAATCTGATACTGTAAATTTTCTAATTGGCATAAAATTTAAATTTTAAGTTATTTATTCTCGAAACAGCTATTCAAACTCTTAAAATCGAATAAAGTGCCATTATCAGCGGCTTTAATCGTCACTTCATCGTTCCCATTTTCCCCGTCATTCTTTTCTTGAGTGTCAACAGACGGCTCATTTTTTCCGGTGGTATCTTCAGAAGTGTTTTGCAGAATAGCATTCGAACGATATACTTTTCCCCAACAGTGGGGACATCTTACATAATTCATAAGGTCTTGTAGACCCTTTTGAGAAAATTCTTTCTTTTCTGATTTGACAGAATCAATAAGAGAAATTACTTGGGTTCTAATCTCCGGAGTGAGCTTCTCCATTTCTTCCCTTACAATGTCCTGTGTTATCCATCTCTGATAATCAGCAGCATAATCTAATACCTGTTGGGCAAAGGTATGCTCTGTTTCTGCATCATAATCAAATTGATGACCACAATGAGGACATGAGACAACGGCACCACCGTTGAGGCTCTTCAGTAATAAACTTAATTCCATATCGTATCCTTTTAAACGTTCATCACTATATCCATGCTGCAAGAACGCTTTCCGAACGAAATCAACAGCCTCCTTTACCTGGTCGGCAGTAGCAGACTTAATATTCACAAGGAAAGTCTGGGGATTACTCCCCCAACTTGTCAATGTTGAATATTCCATCATACGCCATTCAAGCACTTTACAGGGATCAACAGAATCTCTTTTAATGGCCTTGACCCCAATAGAATGTTCAAGTGTTCTGCCATTCTCTGCAAACAGTTTATAATCAGCTAACGTATCACGGCCAATCTGTTTTTCAAGATTTAACTGACCGACCATAACCAAATTACCTTCTGTTTCCTTACCACTCAACGGAACACCTAACAACTGGTCTGTACGATGATTCAGGAACCAACGCATCCGACCAATATTTTCTTTCAATGTCTTATTGAATGAGCCGGGCATAGATATGTCATTTTGTGAGTCCTTCACACCGATACCATTCACCGCAACGGTAACGATACCCTTCTCATCAACATCATTTGCCTTTGTCTTGTACTGAAGGCTTTTGATTTTCTCTTCCATCTTTTTCATCTCCACTTTTAGTGTTAAAAACTCGATTTACTTTATCCAGTTCCTCATCTGACATATCAAATTTCAATTTGTCAAACAAGGGATTTTCTATCATACTTTCACCTATTTGGGCACGCCAGTCATTGAGCGTTATAAGCCCACATGAGAATTGTTCACGACAACGTTTATTTATATTTGTCTTTACGTCCTCGGATTCTTTCAATCCTTCCTGCAAACAATCAACATCAGAGAAATCACAATCCAAATAATATCCCCCTCCTTCAAGACCAAGGAAAGCTGTAAAATCCTTGCAGAATTGTTTGGCCATAGGAATAACAGTTGAACAATATACGCTCTTTTCAGCAGTAGCCTGATTGCTAAATGTGGACTGGTCTTTTCGCGGAACAAGAACGGCAGGGATGCCGTATGCCCCTGCAATATTTATTGCATCAGCCAAAGTCTCTTCAAACGGCTGTAACTCTGCAATAGAAAGATTAGTACGAACAAAGTCAATATCTGCATCTGAAATACCATAAGGTACCTGGCCCTTCCTTACACCATACTTCTCAAAATTTTGCTTCAAAAGCTGTTCCTTTTCATCGTCAGTCAACGCTATTGAACCGGTAGCATCAGTTTTCTTACTTACAATAAAGCCCAATCCACCCCGCTTTACATAAATCACATTTCTAGCTTCATATACAGCTATTAGATTTGACATTGGCTTATTTTGGGAAGCAAGACGACTTTTGGACTTCAAGAACATAGCCCCTGAATAGAACTCTGCACTTCCGTCTCTATCATGCCATATTTGGTATGGAGGAATTTCCAAACTACCATTCCAACCATACTCCAAACGATAGCTACGAATAATATCTTCTGTTTGGGCAATACCAAACAATGGCATATTCCCGTAAACAGGTTCTACAATAGTCTTATCAGAAGGTAGCACCCAATAATTATCGCAATATCTCCATTTTTCAGCTGTAGAAAAGACATCAGGCATAGCGGCACGAATAAAGCTATTCCCTGTACACAATTTATAAATATGGTGCTGATAAATCAATTCTTTCCAACGCATCAAACAATTAGGACGACTAAGTATGCCATTCATTCGTTTATTCGCCCATACTATACTGTCATCCTTAGTTTTCTTCAATTGAAAATTAGCACCTGCAATTCGCGATGCAATATAATCGATCGGGAAAAAGACTTCAGGTATCGTACTGAATAGCGTTAGATAGTTACTGCCCGCTACAATAGGACTAGTAAGGTCCTCAATGTATGCAACTGACCATTTTTCAGCCTTGCCACTTTGAGTATCTATATCCTTATTTTCAGATGAAGTAACTATTTCAACTTCACCTTTAGTCTTAGATTTCTTTCCAAATAGATTATCAAAAAAAATATTCATTGGGTTCCTTTTTGAGCAAAACTAAGTAAAAAGGAAAACCGTTTTCCAAAACACTAAAATCTTGAAATTACGAAAACATAATATCAACAATACAACATCCTTATTTTCAATCACATATAACGCAATTCAATTCAAACCTAATTTTACAACGAACTGTACTAGCCCACTCAAAACAGCACTGGCCTCTTTTGTTTCACTAT